CAGGATCTGCGAGACGATCGCGAACCGCTTCGCGGCGGGGGGGGCGACGTCCTCATAGACGTTGTCGGGCAGCAGCGCGAGCAGTTGGGGATCGCTCCCCAGCTTCGCGATCACGCCGTTGACGAGCGCCGAGGAATCAGGGCGCATCGCCGCTCACCAGCAGGCCTTCGCGCTCGAGCAGCGCTTTCAGCGCGCGATACATCTGCGTGCGCGCCCGCACGACGGCCGGGATAAACACGTGCCCCGGCGGCATCGCGCCGCGGTTCGCGCCGAGCCGCGTGTGCCGCGCCTGCGAGCCGCTTTCGAAGATCCACGCGATCGGCGACGTGTTCCGGACCTGATACCCCACGCCGTACGGCCCCGTCGCCTTCGTGACCAGCCGCAGCCGGCGCTTCAGATCCCCGGTGCGGCTCGGATAGCCGGCCGCGATCGCGGTCTGCGCGTCGTCCGCGGCGCCCTTGACGATGCCCTGGGCCTCGCCCGCCAGGCGCTCGGGCAACGTGCGCAGCGCGGTCATCAGGTCATCCATCCCCGACCAGGTCACGGCCGCCATCAGGCCAGGACCTCCGTGCACGTGACTTCCAACACCCGATGGCGTTCCTCCAGGTCCTGCACGTTCAGCACATTGAACACGCGCCCCTCGAGGAGTAGCCGGCTGTGCGTGGTGACGTCGGGGCGATACCGGCCGCGGACCAGATTCGCCGCCGTCGTGATCGTGGTCCCGGCGTCCGGCCGTTCGCCCTCGCGCCGCGGCGCCGCGGTCAGGCTGACAGCCCACGTCGGCGGATCGGCGTCGGTCCAGGTCTGCGTATAGCCGCCGTCGCCGTCGGGGCCCGTGGTCGTGGGCGTCTGCACGGTCACCCGGTGCCGGTACGCGCCCGCCGCGATCAGCCGATCCCGTTGGCCCGCGAGGAAGCCGGCCATCAGGCGATCACCGCGTCGTGATAGGCGCGCAACAATTCACGGACGGTCACCCCGAGCGATTCGTCGGCCGGGCGCGGCGGCCCGTCGGGGTCATCGCCGCGGTAGCGGTCGAGTTCGCCGCACTGCACCAGAATCGCGGCCACGACCACCGCCGGCACCGTTACGGGATCGGCGATCCAGCCGTCCACGAGCGCTTGGCACCGTGGCGTCACGCTGCACCAGTTGAGAATGTGGGCCTCGGCCTGGTCGACGAGCGCCTGCAGGTCCACGTCTTCATCCGTCGAGGTGATCCGCAAGCGGTCCTTCGCCTGCTGGAGCGTGACGAAGGTCGACACGGCTTACCGCCGCCTCGTATCGTCATAGACCTGTTGCCAGTCCTTGCCGGCGGGCCCTGGCGGGCCGCTGGGGCCGTCCTTGCCGTCCTTGCCATCCCGCCCCCGCTTGACCTTCAGCGTCCACGCCTTGCTGCCGTCGCCGGGCTTGGTCGTCGTCGTCGCCAGGCAGTGCCACTCGGAGCCCGCCCACGTCACGCTGTCGCCGGGCTCGTACGTCCGGCCCTCGGCCCAGACCCCGCGATACAGGTCGACCGCGAACCGCGCTGTCCCGATCTCCTTCACGCGATCACCGTGGGCGGCTGTGATCGTGAACGAGCGGTCATCGCGTTGCGTGACGGCGAGGTCCTCGACGCCGAGCCCATCGATCCCGTCCCGCCCGGGGGGGCCAGGCGGACCCGGCACCGGCGCGCGGGCTTCGAGGGTCGCGACCCGCTCACGCAAGACGGGGGTCTCGTTCGCGGCCGCCCCCCACTGCGTCACCTGGAGGTCGAGCGCGATCTGCCGCTCGCGGATCTCGGTGGTCGCCCGGGTGATCGCCTCCCGGATGACCGGCGCAATCCCCTCGACGATCGCCGCGAGCTCGGCGGCGGTCATGCGGCCTCGAGCGCCCGCGCGAGCAGATGCCGCGCCGTCGCCGCCACCTGGTCGGGTGGGATCTGGTCGGCCACGGGTGCGGCCATCGGGGCCGGCGTCGGCTTCGCGAAGGGATCCTGCGCGTCGCGCTGCGCCAGGGCCTTGAGGCTGAACATTTGCTGTTGCATGTAGGGCGTGTCGCCGCCCTCCACGGGGCCGAGGCCGAAGTACCGCGCCCGCGCTTCGTCCGGCGAGATGGCGCCCGCCCCGATCGCGTCGGCCGCGGCCTTGGTCTTCGTCGGCGTGTCCATCCAGATCAGATCGTCGATGTCGAATTCGGTGCCGTACGCCGTGCCGGCGATCCCGAGTCCTTCATCGAGGCAGTCTTCGAAGCTGGTGATCAGCGATTGCAGGCACTGCGAGTAGTACATCTGCAGGATCGCTTCGAGCTGCACGCCCCGCGGCGGTTCGGCCACGCCGACCATGTAGGGCGGCACGTGGAAGCACGAGCAGATGTTCTCGGCCGTCCACTTCAGCTGATCGACCAACTGCGCGTCGCTCGCGTTCATGCTCAGGCTGGTGAATTTCACGTCGGCCGTGATCACCGCGATCTTGCCGGCATTGCTGGGCCCGTTGAACGCGGCCCAGTCGGTCTTCGCCTGGTCGAGCTGCTCTTTCGTCATTCCGGCCGGCACCGTCAGCACCCCGCTCGGCCGGCTGCCATTGGTGAAGAACGCGGCGGAGCTGCTTTGGATCGCGAGCCCCTGCGTCGCCGCCATCGCGCACGCATAGATCGGCGACATGCCCACGAGCGGATGAAACAGGCACACCATCCGGTCGTGGATGATTTCGCTGGCCGGGACGATGAACTTATCGGGGTCGCCAGCCAGGGCCAGCGTGCCCGACAGATTGTCATGCTGGAGCTGGTAATAGATCCCGCCATCCGGCGCGATGAGCGGCATCACGCGGAGCGGATCGAGCACGTACAAGGCGGTCACGACCCCGCGCGCGTCGCGCTCTTTCAACACGTACGCGTTGCCCCACATCAGCTTCGACGTGATCCACTGCTCGACGAATTTTGTGGTGGTTTGGTAGCGGTTCGGCTTGCGGAGGACCGGCGAAAACGCGGGCGAGGTCGTCTCTTCCCACACGTCGTCGTCGTTCTGCTCGACGAGGCGCAGGGTGAGCTTGCCGAGGTCCGCGGCAATGAGGGTGACGCACGCGAACACCGGGAAGTACTGCAGGACCTGGTCGCGGCGGCCTTCGACGTTGACCTGCCAGGCGCCGCTATACGGCTCGCGGACGACGAGGGGATACCAGCCGCCGCCGCTGACTGCGCCCGGGCTGTAGGGCGCCGTCAAGGTCTTCGCGGTCAGCTCGAGCAACCGCCCGAAGAACGGCAGGCGGACCGTGGCCATGTCAGCGTGCCCGCCGCGCTGCGGTAAACGTGAACGACACGGCGTTACTCGCCGCGCCGGTCCCGTTCCGCACCGTGACCGGCACCGTGTCCGGCCCCAGCCAGACCGACATGTCGATCCCGGTCGTCACCTCCGTCGGCGACACCCGTGTGGTCGGCTCGTCGTGGCCGGCAAACGTAATCACTGAGGCGTCGGTGAAGCCGGTGCCCTGGACGTGCAGCGTCAGCGACGGCGATCCGATCGTGACCGTGTTGGGCACGAGGGCCGTCAGCACGGGCGGGAGCGTCCCGGCGCCCGCGTCCGTCCAGCCCGCGATCGAGACGAACCCGATCCCGCGCAGCGTTTCCGCGAGCGCCTTATCGGTGACGGCGTAGGTCTCGCCTTCGGCATGCACGACGCCGTTCTCGGTGTGATACGTCCGCGCGGTCACGTCGATCGAGTCACCGGCCATGTTTCCTCCCCGGCGTGCTGGCCGAGGCGTCGCGCGGGGGCGGCGCCTCGATCACGCGCATCGCAAAGCCGGCCATCTCGAGCTGCTCGACGAGGCGGGCCTCGACGGTGATGGTGTCGCCCGCGCGCGGGTACTGGCCGTCCCAGTACCCGTCACGCAGAACCGTCATCGAGACTGTCGTCGTCATAGGGATCGCGCGCTTACGCCGTGTAGGTCGCAGCCGTGTACTGGACGACGCCGGCCCGCGCTTTCTTCCAGTTGATGAACCGCTCGGCGCGCAGGCCGACCAGGTTCATCTGCCACAGCGACGTCAAGAGCGTCGTCGCGACGGGCGGATTGTCGAGCGTCGAATCCATCTGCAGCGAGGCTTCGCGGCTGACGTCTATCGTCACGCCGCCATCGTCGGCGTACAGGATCGCGCTCGGTTGCACGAGCGCCACCGTGTTGCCGGCCGACTGCGAGGCGATCGCCTTGTAGCCCATGATCATCCCGCCGCCCTGCGACATGCCCGGGAAGAGCGGTTGCCCCAAGGGGTTCAGCGCGTTGGTCAAGGCCAGCGCGTTGGTCTCGGACAGGATGAGCACGGCCCCGGCGCTCGGGATCAACGCCGCGGCCATCGCATTGGCGAGCGCCTGGATGTCCGTCCGCGCGTTGGCCGGCGACGTGCCCGCCGTCGTGATCGGCGTCACGCCGTTCGTCACGCTGCCAGGGGACACGCCCGCGACGGCGGCCTTCGTCGGATCGATGAACTCGGTATCGAGAAACGCGGCGATGCCCGCGATCATGTCGCGCCGGATGACTTCCTCGGCCGACGGCGTCGAGGTCCGCGCGAGCTCCTCGGTGATGACGATGATGCCGGCGCACTTCAGGATCGACAGCGTGATCGTCCCGAACTGGAGCTTGCCGACCGGCTTCGGCGCGCCCTGGCCGACCCACTGATACGTGCCGCCGCCGGTCTGCGAGGCGACCGAGACGTTGAACGGCACTTTAAAGAACGCGTCGACCTTGCCGAGAATCGTCTGGGGCCGCAGCAGCGCGAGAAAATCCGTCGTCAACGGGGTGATCGGCGCGAGCGGGCCGGCCCAGGTGGCGTCCGTCGTGGTGCCGGCGGCGACCGCGGCCTTAAGCACCAGCTCGACTTCCGGCGTCGAGTCATGCCAGCGTTTCGCGTACTCGACCGCCTGCAGCGTCGAGCCCTTGGAGACGGCGAGCGCCTGCACGTACCGGATGAACGCCGTTGCCGGTGCCAGGTTGCTCTTGACCGAGATGATCGGGATGCCGCCGCGCGACCGGCTGGCCTCTTCGGGCGTCGCCGCGATGATCGGCGTCGCCTTCGCGATGGTCGTCGCCTCGAGCGCACGCAGGCGCACCAGATGCGCGTCGAGCGCCTTGAGTTCGCTGGTCAGGCCGTCGTATTCGTCCGTCTCGGCCTGGTCCAGCGTGGCGCCGGCCTCGGCCGATTTCGTCATGATGGCCGTCATCCGGGCGTGCTTCGCGGCGCGGCTGTTCTCGAAACTCGTGATCTGTTCGTTGATGGTTTTCTGTTCCATGGCTGGCGCGCCCTTGGCGACGCGCACGATTGGGAGCGGGTCCCTGTCGCGGGACGGATGGAGGCCAGACGCGGCCAGGTCGAGCGATTTGATGGTGTGAATCGTGGCGCCCGCGTTCGCCGGCACCGTCACGAGCGAGAGCTCGAGGATCTCCGTGGTCGGAAACCGCAGCCCGGTCGCGGTCTTCGTGGCGGGCTTGAGCGGCCGAAAGCCAATCGAAACGCCCGCGAGCAGGCCGGCCTTGATGCTCTGCCACGCCTCATCGATGCGGTCCCGGAGCACGCCGGCCTCGGTCACCGCCGGCAGTGTCGCCTCGAAGGCCAGCCCCTCGGGGGTCGGCGTCGTGAACGTCACCGATCCGACCGGCTTATGCGTGTCGTGGTGTAGCAGCAGCGGCAGCGGATTTTTGAAACTGATGCCGAGGGGCTCGATCACGTCGCCCATCCGATCGGGCTCGGGGGTCGACGCGATCCCGGTGATCGTGCGGCGCTCGGCGTCCAGCGCCTTGACGGTGAGGAGGGCGTACGCACGGTCCAACATGTGGGGCGTGCGCCCGAGTGTGCGGGAGGGGTGGCTATTTGGAACGTAGAAAGGGTTTGCGCTCGCCGTAGTCGGCGACGTATTCGTTGACGGCTTCGCGGATGATGCCGGCGACGCCCGAGCCGTTGTGACTCGCGACGCGCCGGAGTTCCAGCCGTTGCGCGGCGGTGACTTTGACCGAGATCTGGTGCGTGGCGGGTTCGTCAAACAACGGCGGGCGACCGGGCGCGCGTTTGTCACTCATACGTCACCCCAACACCGCGAATTGATAGGTCGGCGGCGCCGCGGCCGGGATCAGCATCGCCGAGAGCGCCTGCAGAATCGCGTCGATCCCGTCGATCTTGTTCGGCGACTCGGGCCCCTCCTTCTTCGGGAGGATGGAATCGTCGACGCCGCGGGTGACCACCGCATTGCTCGCCATCCACTTCAAACACGGGTTGCCGTCGTGCCGGAACCGCGCATGTTTCACCCGCGCCTCGAGCTCGCGCGCCGGCGGCGTGAACGTCTTGCGCGACTTGTCGAGGATCGCTGCCGGGAAGCCCGCGGCCGCCAGACTCGACACGATCCCGGCCGACCCGTACTGATCGAACCGCAACGCGACGACGTTGAACGTCCGGCACCACGCCAGAATGTCCGCCTCGATGCGCGCGTAGTCGATCATCGTGCCCTCGGTCATCTGGAGGATCCCGGCCTTGGCCCAGCTCGCATACGCGGGCACCGCGCGCGCCCGCTCCACGACGACGTCCCGCGGCAAGTAACACGTGACGAACGCCACGATGTCGGCGCCGTGTTCGAAACACAACGCGACCGCCGCCAGGTCGTCGGTCTGCGCCAGGTCGCCGCCGATCCAACACCGCTGTCCGGCGAACTGCTCGAGCCGCAACGTCTCGTCCGCGCACGCATCCCAGCGCGCCATCGACAACCAGGCTTTGGCGCTCTGCAACCATTCCGAGCAGACCTTGACGCGAAACTCGCCCTCGAGGCCGGGCGTCAACTGCGCATCGGCACAATACGACTGCACCCACTCGCGCGTCGGCGTCACGCCGATCATCGGGTTTGCTTTCTCCCAGACGCGCGCGTCGCGCCAGTCGTCCCCATCATCCAACGTGTAGATATGGCCGAGGAGATGCTCGGCATCGAAGACCTGCTCGAGCACCTTGGTCAGCGTCGTCCGCAGGGCATACCCAACGGAGAGCAGATCGTACCCGGCCGTCGTCGGGCAGAGCATCAGCGGATTCGTCCGCGCCCCTTGCGCCGATTTCAACACGTCATGCAGCGCGAACTTCTGCGCGTGCGACTCGTCGAGCACGATGCAACTGGGGTTCAACCCGTCCTGCGTCGAGGCCTTCGCGTTGACCGGCTTACACGATCCATCGGGCGTCACGATGGCATTCGCGAGCGCCTGGAGGCCCTGGGCGCGCAGCCACGGCGACCGCGCCACCATCCGCTGCGCAATGCCGAAGACGATCCGCGCCTGTGATCCCGTCGAGGCGCCGCACACCACCGAGGCGCCGGCCTCGTGTTCCTTCAGCAGATGGAAGAGGGCGATCCCCGCCATCAGCGTCGACTTCGCCGCCTTCCGTCCGATCTCGAGATACCAGAGCGTGAACCGTCGACGCGCCGGGTGCGCCCGGTGCCGCCACCCGAAGAGGCACGCGACCCAGAAGACCTGGCACGGCTGCAGCGTGATCGTCGGCGTGCTCCACGTCCCCTCGACGTGCGGCAGCTGCTCGAGAAAGGCGCAGGCCTCGGCCGCGTGGGCGTCGCTCCAGACATACGGCCAGGCCGGATCGGTCGCCGCCCGCATGCTGTCGCGGTCCTGGCGCTCGCAGGCCAGGCGCACCCACTGGCAGGCCGGAATCCGGCCGCCCAGGACATCCGCCGCATACTGCCGCGCGACCAGCCCGTAATCGCGCCCGGTGCCCCTGGGCACGGCGATCGAACGCCGGCGCGACCGTCGACTCACCGGCTGCTTACACGCCTCAAACGTCCCGCGACGGGCTTTCTCGGCATCACTCACCCGCGGCCGGCCGCCCAGGCGTTTCTTGGCCTGCTTGGGCGGGCGCGCGGTGGCACGTCGTCGTTTGGTCGGTGGCACTAGAGTCGCCTACTGGAAGTTAATCGACCGTGAAACTTTGCG